ATCTATATCTTTAGTAACATTACCACTAGCATCTATGTACTCATATGGTGACGTTAAGTGAAACTCCATAGGGCCACCTACACCTAGTTCAAAATTTATACCAGATATACGTAACTCACCATTTGTATCATAAGCATTTTGACCTGCATTAAAATAATATGTTGGTAATTCAATAGTGCTTGTGTACTTGTACCCTACAGCAACCTTTGCTGCACTATGTAAGTTAATATTATTAAATGTAACACTGTTAGTTCCTACAGCATCAGCTGCTCTTACAGTGCCAGCAATAGAATTACCATCACTGTCGTTACCAGACAAACCTACCATAAATAAATCTGTAGTATTTGCAGGTGTGTATGGAATTGTAAGTACAGTTTTTTCTGGAGCTGTAGTTGTTTGAGCTGACCCAGCTACGTTTGTAGCTATAGTCATATTATCTAAATGTGCCTCAAACTGTCTTGAAGTTTCAAGTGGTGAACCAACAGTGCCTGTACCTAGCACATATGTTCTATCAGACGTAGCATCTGTAACATATTCATATCTACATAGTTTATATGCCCCATCGTGAAACGTAACTGCAAAAAAACTACCACCTGTATACAACATATGTTGCATAGTACCTGTTAGTGTCCAAGTATACCATGCAGACTGTTCTCGTTTTTCTCCAGCATTATAGTATTTGTAATGATATATTGCACTATCACCTTTTTTACCGTATGTTGTAATACCTATAGATGTTGAATTTGTAGATTTAGTTATATCTTTTGGTAGAAACTCTGGTACTACTCTAGTTTGTTCTAGTATATTAGGAGGTGTAGATTGATCTAATATGGTAGCTTCAAATGCTCTAGCATAAGCTGATACATTAGATGTAAACAATACTGATGTACCAAGGTCTACAGGTTGTATAGTTGCATCACATTCATAACTAGATATTTTCTTTAATCTAACTGTTTTGGGACTAAATATATCTGACTCTGTAAATAATAAAAATTGTCCATTATCACTAAACATCATTATACCTTTTTGTATAGGTAGAATATGATTAATAAATGCAGGTTTTACATCAGATACTGTTATATCTATTGGGTTATCGTCACTAGCAGAAATAGCAGATACAATAAACAAGTTAAAGTACTGCCCTGGCTGAGACATTACAATTTGTTCTCCTGATACAAAACCTAATCTGTTTCTGTGAAAAAACATTTCTTGTATTGTACTACCAACAAAAGTAGGAAATGGGTTAGATGTATCATCACCTACTTCCCTGTCTTTCCAGTAGTTTTCAGTGTTACCCTTACTAGCAAAGTCTAACTTAGTAAAAGTAAATGTACCGTTACGGTTGTTTATCAAAGCATGTGGCATTGTTGCAGGATCTAAACCCGCTACCATAGTGTCACTATTAGATGAAAAGTTGTTAGGTCTAACACATTCATTATAGCTACCAGCACCAGATGCACCATTATCAGCTTCAAATTTTACGTAGTAGTCATCTGTATCTAAATCAGCAGCGTTTGATATTTGTGCTACATAGCCATCTTTATTCATAGCGGGTAGTCTACTAATATCTTGTGCTTTTTGACCTATGACACTCATATTTTCATTTACAGCACCACCAAGAAAGTTTACACCATCTGCAGCAGACCCGTGCATATATAAACCACTACCTACAACCTCTGCAGTAACATTAGAAAGGTTACTATTTACAGAAGTTTTTAGTCCATTTAAAATGGTAGCCATAGAGATAGTACCGTTGTCTGGATTTTTAGGTGTTTTAAAATAACCTATACCTGACACTTCTTGGTATGTTGTAACTGGTTCTACAGCTTCAACTGATACACGATATACAATACCTTCTATAGTAACATCAATAAATAAACCCTCAGCTGTAGATTGATTTGTAGTTTTAATTAAACCACCATCTTGTAAAGTTACAGTAGCTGTATATCTAATATCATAGTCCTGTGTATATCCTAAGAAATCTTCACTAGCAGTACTGCTACCGTTAAAGTTAGCAACATTATTAGCTATGTAACTATTACCGTTTACTTGTAAAGTTCCTTCAATATTTTCTGTGATATTTGTACCACCTACTTGAGCACCACTTGTATTAACTGCACTACCTCCAGAAAATGACCAAGTTAATGTACCAGACTTTTGTTGGTTTTCATTAGAATCATTCCATGTTGGCCCTTCCGCAGTGCTACCATTCATTCTATCTACTTTTACAGAAGTAACTCTGAAAAATGTATTGGGTGTGGGAGCTGTACCGCTATATAAAATATATTCAGTATTGTAAGCAACAGTATCCAGCCTAGCAAATGAGTAATCTCCATTATTCAAAGGTGTAAAAGTAGTACCTGTAGTACCTACAGTTTTGTTTGGATTAGCTATCAGTGTATAGTCTTGGATCGTTGTTACTGCATATGGTGCTGTAGCTCCAGACAAATAGCTAAATATAGAATCTCCACTAGAATTTGTCAAAGATTTTTCAGTGCCATCAGCAAGATCCCATACTCTAATTGGCATACCACCACTGTTAGATGGTGTGATTTGTATTATATATTTTTCATCTCCATCTATTAGTATTTCATACCAATGACCAGATGTATTTGCATTAGTAAGAGTTCCAATAAATTCTGCTGGAGGACGTTTTTTCAAACCAAATGTTATATCTGGGACAGCATTGTCACATACCCTTAACTGTCCTGGAAATTTTATTTTATCTGGTTGTTGTGATACACCCCCTAGAAAGTTTGGAATACGTTGATTAATTGCTGCCATTACATTCTTCTTAGTACTTTAAATGGTCTGTATACAGTGTTAGCATCTTGCTGATACTGATAGTCATTGAATATATTATGATCTCCCTGTTTGTTCTCATACTCCACAGCAGCAGCTCTTGCAGCAGCCTCATCTGATTCTAATAACCTAGCAGATGGTTGACTGTTTACCATACGGTTAGAGGCGATTCTGGAGGCTCTAGTAGTAATATAATCTTTAAATACTTGTGGTAGATCCTCAAAATCTAACATCCATATCATATCAAAATATAATTTATCACAATTTTCAAAGGTAAATGTATGACCTTTTTTGTCGTATACTTTCAGTACACCGTTGTCACTACGTCTTACAACATCATAATCTTTACCATGTTGAAAGATATTTAGATCCATTTGTAAAACATTATTAGGAACTATAACTTGATTATTAGTATCGGTGTCAATAGGGTACTCATTCTCTGTGTTGTATGACCACCCTTCAGCTTGTATCTCACGGCAGACTTGCCTTAGAGTCTTTTGTGCTATAGCCACTTCGGGGCTCTGCACTGTTAATGTATTAACTGGGGTTTCTCCAACGCTCATCAGGATTGAGTTGACAGCATCTAGTTCGGTAGACACTCCGTAAGATATTTGTGCCATAAAAAAAGGGGGGCGAGTGCCCCCGTATAAATGTATATATTATGAGAAAGCTGCTGGCTTTGTAGATGTTCCTGCGAACAATTCTACACAAGCTGCTGGGTTCACATAATCTGCTCCCATAGCCATGCGTCCTAGGATGACATCGCCTTGGTATACCACTGAAACGTCTCCAGAAGTTACTTGAACTTGTGGGCCAATGGTTTCAACAACACCTGCAGCTTCTCTTTGGAAGATAAGTCCACATGTGTTTGCAAAGTTAGAGGCAGCACCGTAGTTTTGGCGTGGGCCATAGTTGTTACCTGTAACTGTTGTAGCTGTTTCGATTGACTCAGATACGAATGAACCTGTGTTGCCAGGATCTATTGTGTCAAGGTCAGTTGCAGCTGAAGCACCACTTGAAGGTGCATACTTTGTACCATACTTAGAGAAGAATGGTGTGTTCATTGATTTGTAGATTGTGATACCTGCAATTTCAATGATACCGTTTGCAGACTGTAATGCGTCTCCTCTCTCATTGCGGTTGATTAAACCGTTTGATTCAATGTTTTGGATAAGTGCATAGTACTGTCTTGGGTTAAGTACGGCAACCCGACCCTCATCACTAACACCTTTTTCGTCTAGAGCTGCAGCAGCATCATAGAAAGCGTTGATTAAGTGTGTGTGGTTTAGGGCATCGTCAGCGTTAGAACCGCCACCGACTTGAATTTGTGTACCACCTGGCTCAACAAAGTTGCTGAGTGATACTGGAGATGCCTGTCTAGCACCTTTAGCAATAGCTCTGAAGATTAGTCTGTCATACTTTTGTGCAAGAGCATAACCGATTTTCTTAGAGATTTCTCCTCTCAATTCATAGTGTGCTAGTGTTTCATCTAGCTCATAAACAAATGCAGAGCTGATTAATAGGTCATCTACTGTAATTGTTTTTTCTGCTACTGGAGGAGTTTTGTCAGAGTTTCCTAATATACTGTTGCCAGGAGTGTGGTATTCCGCACTTGTACGTCCAGTATAGATGAACTGTAAACTCTTTCCGTTGGTGAGTGTACGCTTCATTACGAGATCTCTTGCGATTGTCTCTCTTTGGAAGCCAGTAAACATCTCACCTGAGAACAACTTTAAATAGAGGTCTCTGTTGTTTGTTGCGTTCTGTGTAGAAGCATTACCAATCCTACCCAGAAAGGTTTGATTAGTAGGGTTTGAACTTGACTGTTGTGCCATTATTTTGTAAGGTTATATGTATCGTCTCTAGATCTAGAATTATAGGAGTCTTAATTGGACTCATTGAGATTTGTGGTCTATCCCACCGTCTAGACGGCATTAGGTGTCTCCGTAGAGGCTAATACCAAATGTAGAGGGAGGCATTGCACCTCCCATGTCGCTTAACGAGCTACTTTATGTATGTGATAATGTGGTCGTTTCTCAGACATATGCGTTTGAATGTGACTTATTTCTAAAGCCCCCATTACAAGAGCTAGACCGATTATACCGAACCAAATTGCTCTATCAGTCATTTGATAATTTAAGATAAAGGTTTAGTACATTCACCAACAACTTTCTGTTCAAGATAAGATATGATTTTGTACTTTGCCTGTGCATCAAGATGTGGGTCTTGCAGCACAGAATATTTTGACATTATGAAATCATCACATGTCATCTTCCAGTCATAAGGACTAGAGAACTCCTGGGATGATTTGACCTGTTGTGGCGTAAGCACCAATAAGAGCAATAAAGCCAAGCATGGCAAGGCGACCATTAAGCTCTTCTGCAACGTGCCATCTGTCATTTTCATGGTTGTGGTGTGTCATTTTTTTCTTCGTTTGTGGTTGTAGTTAATTCTTTTAGAACTTGTTTTAGATTTTCTAAATCTTGCTTTTTCACCGCCAGACATCTCTTTGGTAGTCTTAGGTGTTTTGGATGAGACTCTACGAGATGGACGACAAGCGGGGTAGCCTTTACGCTTTTCGCCTTTCTGTCTGCCACATGGCTTACCAGTTTTTACGTCCACCCACTTCTCTTTAAACCATCTTTTTAAACTCATCTCTTTCCTCTAGTATATCCTTTAGCAGTCTTTCTTTTACCGCCAGATTTTACTTGTCCTTTACATACCTTTACACCATACGCATTAGCATATGCTGAAGGGTATACCTTGAACTTTCTTTTTGCTGCAGCTTTTCCACGAGCACATAGTTTAGCCATTACTTCTTCTTGCCCCCGTGTTTACAGCCACATTTAGATCCTTTTTTGTGTGCCATTATGGTTGCTCATTTACACTATTAGGTTTTTT